TAATAAAAAACACCTCAGAAGAGTTAAGAGTAGTTTTTATTCCAATAGTATTAATATTCTTATCAGTTACATATACATTTTGAGGCAAATCAAATTGAGTTCCTGTTGGTGAAGTTGAAATTGAGATATTTGCTAAACCATTTCTTGAAAATATTACTTGCTGATTATTTGTAAATGGATGATTCTCAATATAAATTCCCTGTGTTGGAACAATTCTGGTAATATTAGAGTCTCCAAATTCAAATGTTAGTTTATTTGTAATTCCGGGAGTAGTACCAATTCCTACTGATTGTACTGGATTAAAAAACACCTTATTATTTACATTAGACTCAAAGTAATCTATTTTTTGTGAAATAATAAATGAATCTGGAATAAAGTTTATTTGAGTAGTTGCTGTATGAGATACTCCAGTAGATCCTCTTTGTACTTTAAGTATATTAAGGTTTTTATATACTTCAAGCACCGATAGTGTTTCACTGCCTATTCTAATACTACTTCCCACGGATACCGTTGTTGGAAGTTGAGTAATGTAAATCTCAGTTGTAAATCCAGATGTTGATGATGGAATATCCTTAAGAACATTTGAATAATAGGAAGATACTCCAATCTTGTATGAATTATTTAATTTAGACAGGTTGGTTGAAAATCCCGAAATTGCAACAAAATCATTATTTGATAGATTATGATGTGGTTTAATAGTGACTTCTACTTCTCCTTCACCTTTATAAGTAAAAATAGAATTTTCGTAAGTTTCTACTGAAGTGTCTATCTTTACAATATCCTTTCCTTCTATTGAAGAAACTCTTGCAATTAATCCACCTCCAAAAGTATTAGTATCATCAAAATTTAAAACATCATTAACTTTATAATCAGATCCAGAATTAATAATATCAAAAGAACTTACAAATCCTTGGGATACTGATTCAACAATTGACTCTTGTGTTGTAATTTCATTAGTCTCTATTATAAAATCATTTTTTGCATAATTATCGGATACTTTATAAGGTAAGGTATTTCTAAGTAAATTTGAGTTATTAAAATTAAATGTTTGATTTAAGATGGAGTTTTCTTCTATTGTATTAGATCTAAATTTATTTCCTATAAAATATGGAAATTTTGGCGTAAAGGAAGTATCAAGGGTTGTAAAATATGCATATACTCCATTTGGAAATTCTGGAGTTTTTCCAAATCTTCCATTATTTTCATCTAAGTCTCCAGAATTCGTATACTCATAGTCTTCAATAAAGAATCCTGCAGCAAAGTTTGATGGTCTATCAATAATATTAGAAGGATTTAGCGTATATCCAGATTCTAAAAGTTTAGGAATAGAATTTGAATTTTCCGAATCTGAATACCCATATGGTCCATATATTGGATTTCCATCATATGCCCATCCGATTATATTGGATACTTGCAATCCATTGTCACCAAATGAAGTTCTTAAGTTTTCGAAATATCCACAAACAGAATACTGCAATTGATTTTCGGTTTCTATTAAAATTTCATCACCAAACTTTACATTATTATTGACAGTTAAAGATCTAATATTAGCATTTAAAATTGCATTGGAACCTGCAGGTCTCACTTCAATTATTGTGGAACTACTGGAGTATCCAATTCCTGGATTTACTATCTTAATATCTGTTATTTTTTGGTTAGTAATGACTGGTCTTAAATCTGCTCCGGATCCAGCGCCAGTTAAATCGCTTACAATCAAATCAGGAGTAGAATAATAATCAATTCCCCCATATTGAATATTTACTGAATTGATTTGACCATTTGCAATAATTGGTTTTAATTTTGCTTCACTTCCGGTTTTTATTGTTATTAATGGTTTTTTTTCAAGATTTAAAATTGTGGATCCGTATCCTGCCCCACTTTCATATAGGTAGGCGTCTATAATATTACCTTTAACAACGGGAGTTGCCACAAGAGATTGAATCTGTTGAGTTGTAGTACCAAATCCAACTGGTGTATACTGTATGAAAACGGAAATATCAGGGTAACTAAAATATTGATAACCAGATCCAACAGAAGAAAATTTAATATAATTTTTTCTATTGTAGTTTGATATGTTAGTTCCGCCAATTCCAGCATCACAAAGTCTAAAGGAATCATCATTATTTTTCAGTACATAATATTGAGATAATGTAGAAATTCCAATTGTAGATGTTTCATATCGATAAGTTATAAGTTCTCCACTCTCAAATCCGTGGTTTTCGAAATTAATTGTATTATTGTATGTTGATATTCCTGATGAAGAGACAATTAATTCTCTATTTGTGTATCCAGAACCACCATTTAATATTTTAATCTCTGATATTGTATTTTTAAATGATGCAGTCGAAAATTTATGAATTCCTGCAGTATTAGTTCCATTAAAAGATATTGTATTGATCCCAGATAGGTAATCCGAATTAGTCTGATAGAGTCTAATGGTTCTATTATTATCAATTTTGGAATAATATGTTGCGTTATTGATCAAAGTTAAATTTGTGGTTCCAATACCAATTGAAGAATTTCCATTGGAATTATAAACTATCAATTCACCATTACTTAAATTGTGGTCCGTTAAAAATACTAATTGATTTGTGGTTGAACTAATTCCTCCAGAATTTGTCGATAATCTTCCGTCAAAGAAAATATCTCTCCTTCTTTTTGTTAAAATAGGTTCTAGTACGCAATCAGATCCATTACCTCCGGTTATACCAATAGATACAATTGTATTGATATCATAATCTTGAGAATCAATATAAACTTTTTCAATTGACCCACTAACTACCGGATGAACTAATGCCGTAGAACCGGATCCGGGAGAAACTGATATTAATGGAGGATTAATAACATCATATCCAATTCCACCATTTAATACACTAATAGACTCTAGAGGTCCGTAGTATACTTTATCATTGGATTTATAATTATTAATTTCTACACCATTAATTAACATTCCAACTGAACCTGGAAGTGTCAATTCCCCATTTCCAGTATCAATACTCTCAGATAATGGAAATTTTTTAAATAATTTTTGAGCACCAATTATACCAGATTTTTGAGAGTATAATGTGAATCTATGGGTTTGATTAACAAAATCAGAATCAGAAAATGTTAAAAAACTATTAGTTCCAACAAATGATAGTGATGAGTATAGTCTTATTTTATTGGAGGGATCTAGAACTTGTACATAATAATCTCCAGTATCCAATCCAACAATTGGTGCTCCTGATGGTTGATAATAAATTCTGTCACCAGTGATAAATGGAACAGGATTTTGAAATACTATACTTGTGTAGTTGTCATCTATTTCATCGGATAGATCAACTGCAACTGATGAGTTAATATTTTTCGTTATTTTATATGTGAAATTTTCATCATATCCGTCTCTACCTGATGGTAATGAGTTGGAAGCTACATATGCATACCCATCATCAGTATATAAATTTTGGATATCGGATAGAATAACATTATTTCCAAATTGTATTGGAACTATTGTGCTATTTGCAGTATTAACTTTTCTTCTTAAATCATATTTTATCTCATTTTCGGGAGAAAACCCAGAATTATCAATAATAACTCTATTTTGTGAAAATATAATATTTGAAATGTATGCACCAGATGAAGACACTACATTATTAGTATCTCTTTCTAAAATTTCTACTTCATCTCCAATTTTTAAACTGGACCTATCAATTGGACTTTTTAAAGTAAAATTACTAATATTTTCTATTTCATATCTAGATGCCGTATTGTATATCCAAGAATTTGCAAAAACTTCTTTATATGTTTTGTTATTTTGTGGATTTTGAATTAGATCTCCAATATTTTTAACCGAGATTATTTGCCCTTCATCCAAATTTAAAGTATCAGATACTTGAACAAATTTGGATAATACCCCAGTAAGTCTTAACTCAACTTTTTTGTTAAGATCTCCATTTTCATATCCAAAATAAATTTCATCAGATCTTATATTTGCAGAAGGTAAGATTGAAGATGTAATTCCGGTACATCCAAAAAACTGATTAATACTTTTACTGGTGTAGGTAATTGTATTGATTCCGGATATGATTGTTCCTTGCTCCGGAAATCCAATTGTAGAATCTACTGAAATTACAGATGATCCAACAGGGACATTTTTTAAACTTTTTGTATTTGGAGTAATTGTGAAATTTCCAAGAATAGCGGAAGTATCAGTATATCCAACAAAAAGTGAAATTTTAAAATATTGTATGTTATTCCTAGTAAATGGTTCTATTTCGGAAATTGAGGCACTAGTATTCTCATCATTAAATTTTTTAATAGTTTGACCCACCAATTTAGAAGGATCTCCAGAAATTCTTTCTGCAATTACAACCTCTCTTCTTACATATTCTGCCGAAGATGGTTTAATTAAAAACTCTTCTAAATTTACTACTTGGGGCGTTACTCCATATAAAATATTGAATAAAATTCTAAATGATTCGTCAGTTCCTTTTGCCTGGTAAAAGGATCTTGCTTCTTTTATAAAATTACCAGCATTTAAATTTGATACAAAATCAAATTCTTCTAGACCAGGAGTAAAAGTATATTTTATTTTTTTATAAAACTCTTTTAAGAATAAAGAACTTAGATTTTGTACAGAAGATCCTAAAATATGAGATGCCGCTGTTGACGGTGAAAATACCAGTTCTTCTTGATTTAAATTTGCATGGTAACTTGTAATACCACTAAATGCACGAATACATCCAGTGAATGTGTTTGTAGTCAATCCAGTATATGTTATAATCTCATCATCAATTTTCAATAATCCATAAGTTTGAGGAAATCCCTTAGTACTACTGACGGTAATTGTAGTATCAGTAGAAGAAATTCCTGAAACAGTATATGTACTATCTACTACTACTTCGGGAGTTAGGTTATCTAACTTTAAATATTGATCTAAATTTTCCGCAATATCAATTGGACCACTTTGATATTCTTGAGAAATATAATATTGCTTTAAAAATTCCACCGCATTTGGACTTTCATCCAAAATAAAATTCGGAAGTTGATTTTCAATAACTTGTTGAACCTTAACTCTAGATTCGAACCCAGTCTGTATCATATTACGCTCTTATTAGATTTCCGTTTGAATAACTTGAAGTATAATAGTCTCTGGCAAATACTGTACCAGATATTTCATCACCAGAAGCAATTACATCTCTTACCATATTTATTGTGCTTTTTTCAATGCTAAAATTTAAATAAAGATCTCTCAGACCAACAACATCATTAGATTCTGGAAATGCCTGTATTTCGATAATGTCATTCTCTTTAGATGTTGAAATAATGTTTATGGTTCCTAATTTAATTTCACCTTTTGTATAATCAACTGTTCCGGCAGATTTTACAACAATTCTTGTAGTTCCGTCGCTTAAAGGTTTTACTATTGACAATATTCCCTTTCCACTTCCATCTAAATTTCCACTAGAATCCTTGTTTGGAACATCTGTTAGGTATACGGTATCTGGATCTGCAGAAATTTTAAATCCTGTGCTTTTGATATTAAAACCATCGGAATTTATATGAAACTTATTTCCAAAGCATAGTTCGTATTGAGCAAACTGATTTATCAGCGCCTTCAAATCTCTTCTAATTCTAACCTTAGTGATATTAGAAGTTATAGAAATATCAGTATTATCAATTATTTGAAGAACCTTACTATACTTAAATCTTCCGCCAAATGAATTAAGATCCACAGAATTTGAATATTCCGTCAGTGAATTTACAACTTTTGTCTTTAGTGATTCTACTGCAGATACCTGAGCATAGTTATAGTAAATTGATGAATCAATTTCTACATATAATATTTTAAGATCAATTATTTTTTGATTAATTCCACTAATACTGTATTGTTTTAATTTATTAATAATTTGTTGTTTGTTGAAATCAGAAACAAAAGTTCCATTTTTTGGTTTAATACTTATTGATACTGATCCAAATTCTGGAGGATCCAATTCTTCACCGCCAATGACCGTAACGGATTCTGTATCTGGATATATTTTTTTTATGATTGCCTCATAATCTCTTGATGTTACTGCTCTATATTGAGAAGAATAAATTCTTGGAGCAAAATATTTAACAGAATCTATGGATTCTATTTCGGATCCATTTTGAGATGACTGATTTGTTATGATCGAGACTGAACCTATATCAATTGTCGCATTACTTGCATTTCTAATACTTCCAGAAAAAGAAAATGAAGAAGCACCATTACCCTCTTCACCATCGGTAACAATATAATTTACCGTGATTACCGCATTATTTTCTAATTTTTGCCCGATAAGACCATCACCAAAAAGAAGTTCATATTTTTCATCCTGAACTTCTTGTAAGAGATAGATTCTTGAAGACGAATTTACTTCTAAAATATTATCAACAGAAGAATATTCTACTCCAAGACCACTATCATTAATTCCTTTCACATAGACTGAGATGGTGGAAGTGTCTATGAATGGATTGTTCAGTATAAATCTTTGGTCAAGGGATCCGTCCACCACAAATTGTTTTGTTAAGAATGTCCCCTGATAAATTTCAATATTGTTAAAGGATGCAACTCCACCGACAACATTTGCCGAGATATCATCTGGAATTGAAAATGTATATGAGGTATTATCAACGGACCCTACACACACCAGGCCCGCCTGTAGAGTGAGTGTGGGGGTATTTGCGGTTGTAGATGCATTGAAGGATACCTGTGCCTTTGCTGCCGTTCTGGAACGAGGTACATAACCAATATTCCTTGCCAGTGAAACCACATTTTCACGAAGAGTTGCAGAATCCAAGAAGGACTCATTCACAATCATATTGGAGTTAAATGCGGTAATATAGGTATTATATGCCAGAGTATCTATTAATACAGAAAAGTTAGACCCCTCAAAGTCAAAATCCGTGAATGTAGAGTTGGCACGGAGATAATCTTTGATGGAGGTCTTTATCTGATCGAAATCTAGATTTGTAAATTTGGTGAAAGGCATTTTATCTTGTTGCCTCTAGTATGAATGAATATTCTTGAGTTGGAAATTCTTGTCCTATAATATCAAAAATAATTGTTACATTAAATGTATTATCATCCGGAATAGGATCCACCTGAACTTCTACATTATTAACTCTTGGTTCGAAGTTATTAATTGATATTTCAATTTGATTTTGTATTACTGATGCAGTACCAAAATCAACAAATTCAAATAAACTTCTTGTAATATCAGATCCTAATAGAGAATTGAAGAATCTTTCTGTTGGAATAGTTTCTACAATATTTCTTACGGATCTGCGAAT